TATCTATGGGTGTTGCTGGAAGAATGCATCCAGCTTATTTAGACTTTTTACCTATTGATTTATGGTGGGATGAACAAGGTATAGATGTTGGTGAAGGGATTCCATTTTGGGAATTTGCTTATTTCTATGGATATACAGATTCTTTTGAACAACAATTTACTCAATATGGATATGAATTTTATGATTATCTATGGTGGGATGCTGAAGGAAATCTTGTAGCAACTACTGATGAAGAGTTTTATACTCAAGTATATGGAGAAATTGTTAGAGAATATAACGAAGAATACGCTAAAGATTTAGGGTATCAAAACGAATTAAGTTTATCAATCGGTGCTGACTATTACAAATATATGCCTAATAATTGGTTTCATTTTTGGGCAACTGCATACCCAGTTACCAAAGGTATGTCTGATTATTCATTTAATTATGATGTAGCAGAAAATGGAATGGATTATGATTTAGGATTAGTGTATGGTTGGAAGCTTAGTAAAAAGTTTGGTATTTTCTTAGAAGGAAGATACCTAAGTATGTACGACGTACAAAGCTATGAGTCCAAGGTTGGATTTAATTGGTTAATATATTAAAAGAAAGAAATACAATGAATAATAAAGATAAAAACAAAGTAAATAAACTTGTAAATAAACTTAGAAAACTGTTAGGAAGAGAGCAATATCAGTCTTTTCAAGGTTCTGATATGCCAAGAATGCAAGGTCCTGCACAACCAGGAAGACTAGTTCCAACAGGTTTTGGAGCATTACGTTCAGATGCTTCACGTATATCAGATTACGCTATATTAGAAAGTATGAGACGTTATGGAGATAAAAACGTTTCAGGTATGTTTGATGCTATAGATAGTATATATCAAAGATATGGTACAGGAAGAAGTAATCTTGAGCAGGTTTTATTAGACAAAGGACAGTCTAGAGATGGAGCTGCATTTACTGGATATAAAAGAGGTTTGCCTTTAACTGGTTCTGGTAATGTAGATTTTGATGCTATAGATAAATTTTTAGATGAGCAAGAAAAAATTAACTCTATGAATGAAATCATTGAAATGGCTAATAAAACCAGAATACCAGGCGTTACAGTAATATCAAAACCAAGATAATTAATGGCTACAAGAAAAAAAGCTAAAGCTATAAGAAGAACTACAAAAGGCAAGAATGCAAATTACAGACCTACAAAGAAAGGTGCTGGAATGACGAAGAAGGGTGTAGCTGCTTACAGAAAAGCTAACCCTGGTAGTAAATTAAAGACTGCTGTTACTGGTAAAGTTAAAAAAGGTAGTAAAGCAGCTAAAAGAAGAAAGTCTTATTGTGCTAGGTCTTTAGGGCAACTAAAAAGAAGTAGTGCTAAAACAAGAAATAATCCTAATTCAAGAATTAGGCAAGCAAGAAGAAGATGGAAATGTTAAAAGGAGATATTATGAACTGTGAATGTGGATGTAACTTATGCCTAAACTAGATATAGTTGCAGGTATAATAGATAAAGTAGCTGGTCACGTAGACAAGTTTACTTTAGATAAACAAGAAAAAGCTGAATTAATAGCTGAAATAAATAAAGCTCAGATGGAAGTTAATAAAGTAGAAGCTGGACATACGTCTATGTTTGTAGCTGGATGGAGACCTTTTACTGGATGGATTTGTGCTTCTGCTTTAGCGTATCATTATATCATACAGCCTTTACTTACATTTATCTTGTATAGTTTTGGAAATGAAGTAGTTTTACCTACCTTTGATATGGGTACGCTAACGACTGTACTTTTAGGTATGCTCGGTCTTGGGGGAATGCGTAGCTTTGAAAAGGTGAAAAGAAGTGCCTAGAAGGTCATTACAATTAAATGATTTTAGTGGAGGATTAAACACTAAATCCTCTGCTAGAGATATTGCACCCATTCAGGTAACAAAATCTGATAATGTCGTCTTATCAAATCGTGGTATGATAGAGTCTTCATCTGATGCTTCTAGTAAAAGCTCTGCAGAAACAATGACTCATACTCAGCAGGGTAATGGTGCATTTATATTTAACTCACAATTTAATGTAGATTCAAGTGGAACTGCAACACAGCCATCTCAAACAATAGCTTATCCTATAGATAAAGGTTCTACTGACAAAACTACTATACAATTTTTTAGAAGAGATTTTGACAGTACAGGTAATTTTGTTTTAGCAGATGACTCTGGAGACGCTGAAATAGATATGCAAGTAACTGGAGCTGTACAGCCAGTATATTATTTTGTAGATGGTGTACTTCATGTATCTGATAAACTTGCAGTAGATTCAAGTATTACAGTAGAACCTAGAAGAATGCCTTATGTAAAAGAATCTAGATTTGGTACAGACGTAACAGGATTTTTAGACACTACTATGAAAGTAGAAAGAAGCACCACTCAGTTTGAAGCAATAACAAAAGGTACAAGTTTTACTGACCCAGGCATTGGTGAGTTTAGCGTAAAGCTACAGACAGACCCTACATTAGATTCTCAGTCATTTTTTGATATTATTGAAGATGATGATACAAATAACTTTCTTGCAGTTACACCGAACCCAAATGAAACAAATCCAGACCCTACTGCTGATATAAAATTAACAGATAAATTAATTCATTTAAAACTAACAGATGCAAATAATATGTCTTCTGTTACTTTAAATTATGGAGGAAGTAGTGGTATAGCTACTGGAGGCATAGCAAATCTTGTAGGAGAAATTATACATATTAACGGTGAAGCTATGAGAGTAAGAAGCACAAACACTATGAACGGTTCATCAACTTTAGATGTATTACAACTTCTTGTAGATAGAGATGTATTTGGAACTGGTGCTTTAGAACACGCTACTGGAGCAAAAGTTCAAACAACGTTAACAACAAGTATTAGTGTTACTGGTGGTGGTTGGGAAGCTGGTTCTTATGAGTTTTGTCATACAGTAATTGATTTACAAGATAATGAAACGCTACCACAAGCTCCACAATCAACTTTGTTTCCTATAACATCAGGTGCATATTTTACCAATGTAGGATTTAGAATAAAAGACACTGGGTTTGACTTCAGAAAGAATGAAAAAGGCGTAAGAATTTATACAAGGAAAAAAGATGGTAATGGTAGATGGATACTATTTTTAGATGTAGATTATCAAAGAGGAGTAAGAACTAATTTATTTGAAGACTATACTGAACTTACGGTAGCTGATACAGACTTTATGCAAGTAGTAGATATAGATGTAGTTAATCCTTCATTAGATACTTACGAAAGTATAAATGGTTACTCTCAAGATGAAAAAAGCATAGACTTTGGTACAAAAGGTGGTTTTAAAGCAGCTACAGTATGTGCTAGAAGAGCATGGGTAGCCAATGTAAGAAAAGATGACAAAGTATATGATGACAGAGTTTACTACAGTCCAGTAAATAGATTTGCTACATTTCCAGACAGTTATTACTTAGATATTGGAATTAGTGATGGTGATTCATTTACAGCATTACATAGTTTAGGAAACAGATTGTTAGCATTTAAACAGAAAAAACTATACATAATTAATGTATCGTCAACATCTGATGCTGGATGGTTTCTAGAAGCTGAGTACGATGGTATGGGATGTAGACAACAAGAATCAGTATGTAAAACACCATTTGGAGTTTGTTGGGTTAATGATGATGGAGTATATGTTTTTTCTGGTTCATCTGCACCAACAGAACTTAGTTTATTTTTAGATGATGCTACTTGGAGAACAAACCAATCTACAAAAAATCCAGCTATTGGATATAATAATAAATACAAACAATTAAATGTAGTACAAGATGCAGCAGCAGATACTGATGTGTTTGTATATGATTTTGCTACTAAAGGATGGACCTTAACAAAGTCAATAGGTAGTTCTGGAATATCAAACTTTTTACCGTCATACGATGGTTTGTATTATTTAGAATATGGTGGCAGTAATGCTAAAACAG